TCTTGTCTTATCTGGTCCAATACGACCTTGATTTCCAAAATTTCTATAGTTCTGTAAATTGTTTTTATCATAATTTTCGTTTTTAGACCGTTCTGCACTGTTACCTTCAATATCTTTTCTAAAATCGTATATGCTTGTTGGTGTCGTATCTCTCTCTGGTATTTTATCATATGGTAATGTTGTATAATCTTTTATACCTGGTAGACCTGGTATATTACTAGCTATATCTTTAGTAAAACTTGAACCAATGTCTGTAACTGAATCAAGGTTTGGAACTTCACCCGATTTACCAACTAATCCAAATAATTTTGACACTCCTGGTATTTCCGTTCCTAACTTTGAAGTTACCAAATCACCACCAAGAAAACTTGATATAAAATTTAACGGATTACCATCTTTACCTAACTTTGGTATAGTATCACCATCTTTTGGTTGTGGATTAAATTTAACTGGTACCGCATCAAATGGATTATATTTTTGTATGTAAGCAGTATCTGAACCCCCATTGAATACATCTCCTCTCGTTTTACCTTTGTTACTAAACGTATTTTCAAATCTACTTGTGACAGTACCTGGAATACTAATTCCATATAATGCGTCGAATCCACCCACTACATCTATCTTCCAATGATTAATTAAGTTTGTAAATTTACCTATTCCTGGTAATATACTACCAATTAAATTTACAAAACTACCAATAGAATCAAGTGTACCACTTTTATCTGATGATGTTATTACTGATGGTTTTAGTCGGTTTGTATATATACCCTCTAAATCAATAGGATTAACTTCTTTTGTTAGGTTTGATATAAATGATGCAGGGTCTAAATTTAAACCACCACCACCTAACGAAGACATATATCTTGAAGTCGTTATACCAAGTGGGTCTACAGAGGAGCGATTTGGATGTATACCAAGATGTTGAGATGCAACTGAAGTTAGTGTAGTACCAAAATTCCATACTTTACCATATCTATTTGATAATTGTTGTAAGGTTTGTCTTGCAGACCAAGCAAGACCTTTTGGTGTTAATAACCAATTAGTAATTCTTACAACATCTATCGCCGCTCTTTGAGTTGATTGAACTGTACCACCTCGTATAAGCCCATCATCAAAACTTAAGCCAAACTGACCATAGTTATCTGGAACACCATTCTCCGCTTGAATACCTCTCAGTATTAATGGATGTTTGAATGCTCTAGCGGGATAACTGTAATTAGGTGAATCATCTTTTAGATGAAACTTATTGTACATTTTTTTAAAGAAAGAAGTATCTTGATGTAATGATAATAACCCTCTATTTGTAAAAGTTACAGATGGTGATTGTGTAAACCTACTTTCAAGTGTAGTATATTGTTGAGGATATAAATAAAATCCACCTTGTAATTTATCACTAAGTCTAAAATTAGCATAACCAGCCTGAATACCAAGTTTTCCTAATGCATCAAATGTATATTTTATATATTGACTTGCTATAAATGGTATTGCAGATGCATCAGTCTGTAAATGTAGTAATCCATTATTAGGTTTGGATAGTGTTTTGGAGAATATACCAGCGGTATACATACTATCAGGATTATATCTCTGAGTATCACCTGTAAATTTACCAATTGGTTTAAATCCCTCGTATCCAGCTGAAAATCCTATACCTTTAAAACTATTTGAAAAATTACTAAACAATGAGTTAGTTGAATCAAATATTGTATTATCTGGATTTACACCCACAAATTTTGTGGTGTCTACATTGTTAAAATTGAATGTGAATCCTGTGGCGTTATCATTGGGAAAGAAATCAACTCTTTTTGGTGTTTTTGCAGTATCCTCGTGATTTGGATTAAATGTAAATTTATTTGGAGTAGTTTCACCCAAAAAGTTAGATGAGTTACTAAATTTATTTAAAGATAAACTTTGTTTTGTAGGAGTTTGTTCTGATGTATTAATACTTGGTGTAGACTTTAAAAGAGCATTTAAAGGTGTTTGATTCTGTTTCATATTTACAGATTCACGTTTCTTATTAACCAAAGGGTCTTTCTTTGGCATCCTAAACTTTGACAAGTCTGATTTTAAATCTATTAAAGCCATTTATTTATCTCCCATATCCAGTTGTTGATACACTATTTGACATATTTTGCATTCTACTAATTCGTGAGACCACTTTACCATCAACTACAACAGTTAAGTTCTCACCACGAATTGCGTTTGTTAAACCCTTTATCTCTTTTGTTAGTGATGAAACTTCTGTGTTTGTTTGTGGTGGAGATGCAAAATTATTCGCCGCCATTCCCATACCTTCTCGTTGAGCATTAAGTATTCTTAGAGCATTTTCTTGACTAACTCCAGCGGCACTTGTTAAAATACCTTGAACTTTAAGATTTGATGTGGCCAAATCCTCACCTAAATTAGTTACGATTTTTTGTTGAGCTGCAAATATCTTAGACCTCTGACCAGTTGCCTTGGCAGCCTCCATCTCCATTAGATTTATATTTTTACCAGTCATCAACCTTAGTTTCATTTCATTTCTGAAAGTTTGCTCTAAGTCGATTCCATCAGATGCCAATCTGTTTAACTCTTTCATATCGGCACCCATTTTCTTGAGTAATAATCCTTCTCTGGCTCTAGCGACTACCATTGACTCAGAACTACCAAGTAGTTCAAGCATATTATCTGATATGTAATCAATTGCCACTCCAGCATCCATACCCATAGTTTGTGCTAAATTAACAATCTCATCAGTTACTGCACTTGCATTCATTCCCGCATTTCTAAGAGTTCTTTCTAAAGATACTCCTATTTTTTTATCAGTTAATAGTCCTTGTAATTTAGCAACTGCAGTTGTTGTTTCAGGTGATACTCTTATCCTACCAGTTTCATCAACAACATCCATTGTCGCCTGTCTGAGTTCTTCCATTGTATACAAAAACCCATCCGCATTAAGTTTTGCTCTGTAGAGATTGGCTTCAAGTTCAGCTGAAGCTTGTGCACTCATACCAAACTCTTTCTTGAGTTCAACTGCCTTACCCACCATATCTACAAGATATTGTACGGCAGCTGCTAATAATGCAAAAACTATAAGTGGCCCACTCAGTGCTTTTATTGCAACACCTAACTGACCTGTTATACCAACCATACTAAAAATTGCATCAACACCACCATCTAATAGTCCATTTATTTGACCTTGTATTAATTGTCTTTTATTTTCTTTATCAACTAAGTCTTGAACAGAACCTAATAGTTTTTCATTTTTGTCAATGAGTGATTGTGATATGTCAACAGTGCCCTCTTTGGCTGCTTTAATTTGGTCTTCATTTTCTATTATCTGTTTTAATACCTTTTCGATTACCTCTGTTGTTTCAAGGAACTCTTTATTTTCAGAAACAATATCACTTAACTTAGAGCTTAACTCTGAAGCCAGATTAATTTGTTCTTTATTTATTTTTCCACCATCATCCATTTATCGAACCTTATTTTATACCAAAACGTGCCTTGATAGACGCCATCTCTTCATCAGATATTTCAGGTGTATCTTTTAGAGTGTCCAAAATTTTAGACTCTATATCCTTTATTTCTTTTTCAGTCTGTTTTAATTGTTGTTGAGGTACTCTCGCAAGTAACTTGCCAATGAGTTTTGATATTATACCCTCACTTACATTTTTAGACTTTAAAGTCTCAACTAATTTAGATTTTTTTATTTTCATTAGTGTATACTCCATTTATGTTATACATATAAATATACGAATACCCAACATTTAGGTTGGGTATTGTAATCTATCTATTTTTTTCTGTTTTTTCTTGTTTTGGGATTCGTATGATTTTCTTTCGAATTCTTTAAATTCAACTATTTTATTGGTATAAAACTTTCTAGCCCATATTGGCATATTATAGACATCAGTAAAACTAAATCCACCATTTCCATGATATATTAAATCAAAAATACGACTGTGTAATACCTTTCTGTAATTAGGAGTTAGGCCAAAAAAAGGTGATGCCAATCGGCAACGTAATATCCCTCCTTTCACCAGTCTCTTCAGATTCAAATTCATAAATTAGGTCTATATCAGGTATAACTTCATTAATATGAGCTCTGAGAGACTTGGAATCCATAGCAAATAACTCATTATCTACAAAGTTACTTATAGTTTTTTTATCATACTCACCATCTACTGATAATATGGTGTTTTTAAGTCGTGTTGTTCTTTGTGTTGTTGTGTTGTCTTTCTTTTTACGATTTCGTTTTTCTGCAACGTCAAGTTGATATTTTATACTCGCCTCAACTTTCTCAGTAGTAGACATAAAAGTAACAATACGGTTTGAATGTGGTAGTGTATACTCAAATTCATTTTTATATAACTCTATTTGATTAGAACCATCATATGGTTTGTTTTCAAACTGAGTTAAATCTATAACATCTTTTTGTTTATTACCAGTTGATGGGTCAAGTATTTCAACTTCATAGTCTTTACCATATCCTAATATTCTAGCGGCTATCATTATTGCGTTTTTATCCCCAACTACTAAGTCTGTATATTTGACTGATACACCCTCACCATTACCAACTATTAAAGATTTAAATAATCTATCCAATACAGTTCCATCTTTTATATATGACTGTGTTGTTAGTATATCTTCTTCTTTAGCCGTCATATATTTCATCTCTACCTTACCACTTGATAATGGGTTATCTTTTGGATAAAGTAGTCCATTTGATGGTAATGAAACTATCTCAGTTGGAAACTTATAATCTGAAATTTTCTTTTGTTGGTATTGTTTTTTAGCCAACTCAATCATCTCTTGGTTTGAGATAGGTTTTTTGTAGTCATCTTGTAACTCGTTACTCATAGATATTTTCTCCTTTTAAAACTTATTGTTTATTATAAATATTAAATATTATTTTATAAATAGAAAAACCCCAACTTTTGTTGGGGCTTTCAATTCTCAATATAAAATTAACCAATCCGAAATTAAAATTGTAAAATAGCGTAATCGTATCTAAGTGTCATTTCAACAGTTGCTAATTCTTCACCACTATAATCCATATCTGAGAAATTAGCCGATTCGATGAATGCACCTTTCAATGTCCATTCCTCTACTTTATCACCAACTGGTCCTAATGAATTAAATGTAACATCTTTTTTATAAAAATCCGAGTAACCATCTCTACCCGTTACTGATTCGTGATGTAATCTCACCCATTCCATTGTTGCTTGTGCAGCCGATGGGACAATTGCATCATATAAAGTTACTGTTACTGGTTGCCACTCACTTCTACCTTTCACATATCTTTTTACGTTGATATGGTCAATAGTAACAACACCGTTACTAATGTCAGGTCTGTTTGCGGCTTTTATTAAGTATGCTGGAACACCCTCTATAAACATTATAAATCTGTTTGCCATCTTTGGTTCAAAGGATGTAAACATTATCTCATTAGGGTCTATTAATTGTGCCATTTATTTTTCTCCGTTGTTATATTTACTTTGTAATAAATATATAACTTTTAATTTTTTAATTATTCAGGAAACGCAGCACCTGTTGGTAATACATTAAAGTCTAATACGATAAACTCAGCCGTTCTTGTAGGTTGTAAGAATATCTCACCAATTAAGATATTTCTATCAATAACATCTGGTGTATTATTACTATCATCCATTACCACTCTAAATGCAAATAATCCTTGTTGTTGTTGTACTTGTTCCAAGAATGGATTTACAATTGATAAGAATCTGTTTCGTGTCGCTGATGTGTTTTGTTCGAATACCAAGAAACGACTTGATGATGCGATAAACTTCTTAACAGCGATTAACAATCTTCTTACATTGATTCTATCCAATGCCGATGGTTTAGCTTGTAGTGTTTTCTGTCCAAATACAGTCACACCTTGACCAGGAAATGATGCAATTGGATTAACTCTACCTTCATATAAATCATCTCTCTCTGTTCTCGTTAATCTTGTTTTTGCTTTAGTAACATTTGTTAAACCACCACGATTTAATCCAGCTGGAGCAAACCAAGGTTGTGCAACTGAATCGTTAAATGCTATAACACCTGGTATTACAACTGATGGAGTAACCCATACTTCTTTATTTTTATCAGTATCCAAAATCTTAACCCAAGGATAGTAAGTTGCAACATAATTAGAATCAAACGCTTGAACTGTGTTTGTAACAGTTGATATGTTATCATTATATGTGGCGGAATCCATCACAAAAAATGTATCTTGTCTATCTTCGCACATATCTTTAGCAAATGTTGTTACTGAACTATGTACTCTGTGTATAAGTCCTGGTATTACTAACATATTAATATCAAACTCATCTGGATTTGATACCGCATTAATCGCTTTTCTATATGCAATCGTACCTGCGGATGTAGCTGTTGAACAATTAAATCCTTGTGTATTTACATCTGATATGTCTTTACCAGAGAGAACAACCCTATTTGGTTTAAAGCCATCAAAACCACCTTGAAATGGTACTAAGAATTTCTTAGATGCCAATGCCGTATTAGTAGTTAAGTCAATTGAACCACTGTATGCCGTTGTGGATGTTGGGAAGTTAGCTCCAGCCTCTTGATTAAAGTTACTCAATGAAAATGCAGTTGTCATACTTGAACCCGCACTTGTTGGTGTTGGTGTTAAAAACGCCAAATTATCAGTTGTTGAGAAATCAAAATCCAATCCAAAGAATTTTTTAGAATTATATATTCCATTTATTTTTTGTTCACTTACATAAGTAGGTTCTGGTAGAGTGAATGACGAACCAAGTGGGTTAGCTAAAGCTGCGAATCCAAATGGTACTAATGTTGGTGATATGCCTTTATTAGTAACTACCGTTTCCATTTCAACTCTAATATTTTTAGATAGATTTGGATAATCACCATTTTGTGATAATTTACCATCATCATCAACTGTTATGAAGTTATCACCAATTCTACGTGCTATGTAATTTGCCGAGTCAGGGTCTAAGTTAAGGTTCGTGAATGTCTCAACAATGTTTGGTGTGATATCAGAATCTGTAACACCAATATATGGACTGTTGTGGATTTTATCTTGGTCAACTCGTCTAACCACCAAACTAAATGAACCATATTCAGAACCCGCGACTGTACCTGCCGCTTTAATATCTTGAATACCAATCTTAAATTCAAAGTTTGTAGATGTACCATGTGACAATGTCTTAACTTTAAATAAGTTCGTTGTACTACCACCAACTGTCTGTGATACTATAAACGGTGTACTTGCTTCTTGGTATTGTTGTGCATATTCAATATTTGTATATGATGCAGTCTGTACAAGTACTAACTCATTAGTTGCAAATGATGCTGATTGGAATGTTTTAAAGTTTAAATATGTATATGCTTGTTTTGCACCTTTTGGTGAAAACCCAAATGTATCAGCAAAATAATTTGTACTTGTTGGATTTAATGATGTGGCACTAAATGTTTCTATAGAACCACCAGTAGCAGAGCTTGACACAATTAATGAAAATGATGATGCACTGACTGTAGTCGTTGAACTCGTACCTATATCTTTTACGAAACTACCATCAAAGATATCTGACTCACCTGTTATAGTAGTTGTTGGGTGTAGTACCGCGGCAACCTTCTCTCCTTGTGACGATGATAGTGTTAATACTAATGGGTCTTCCAGTGTATATCCACTAGCACCTAAAACTCTTACGATTGTAGCTACACCAGCATCTTCTAAATATGATTGTGCGGTGTATGGTAAAAATGAATCCTCTGTCAGTCCACCAAATACTTGTTGGAACTCTTGAAACGATAGTACTTGAGTTGGAACGAATGCAGGCCCCTTTACCGTTTGACCTATTAAAGCGGCTCCAATCTCTCCTATTCCTTGTGGTAAAAATGACAAGTCCTTTTCTCGTGTAAATACACCAGGACTTACTATTCTTTCTGCCATTTATTTCTCCTATTAATTTCTAATTGTTTAT